TCCAGATGCAGGAATATTACCTGATGTGAAAGTTACACTTCCACCCGAAGCATCTCCAGCTCCAGAAACATTGTAATGAGTTGAGATAGTTTTTGTAGTTTCAGATCCTGTGCTACTTCTTATAATAACTTGTAAATCAGAGTCAGCAAAAATCTTAAAGGTGTAGCTAAAGGCAGTAGTTGATCCATCGCCTGAATATGAATTTCTAACTGTTGTAGATGATATGGTCATATTTTTCCTTTATATTAATTAGGTGTTCTTGGCAAGTCAGATTCATCTATCATAAATTGCAATATATTAGTTATCCCTACCATATTTTGGTAAGGTAAAATAGATTTCCATTTATAAGCATCTCGTTTACTAAAATCATATTCATCATCAAATATAGCCTTACCAGTTCCTCTTACCGCACCACCAAGTTTTTCAAAAATTAATGAATAAGTAGGATTACCAGTCCATAAATTAATATCAAGTCCAGAAGATCTATAATTAAACCAAGGATCTTGACCTGTAATAAACGTACCTAAATCAAATACAGTAGGTATTAAAGTAGAATATGTTGATCTTTGAAATGTGGCTCTTCCTATTGCTTTTGAAGATAGTCTTTTTTCTAAAAATTCTTCTCTTTTTGATTTTGACATACCTTGTGCTTGAACGTAATTTTGAGCAATGTAAACTAAAGAAGCAATCATAGCAGATGACATAGCAGAATTGAAAGCTGTTAAATCAAACATATGCAAACCATGTAATAATTGTTTAGAATATGCTGTAGTAATAAAATTTCTAAATTGTAACAATGTTTTTCCAATAGAACCATCAGCTCCCATAGCTACCATTTCACCATAGTTATTTTCTTGTATCACTCTTCTTAAATGTCTATTCATGTATAAAGACATTTTATTTACAAGATCTTGATCTTTCCATTGATCTACATTTAATCTTCTAATTTTTCTTCCTGTTAATCCACCTTCAATAAAACTTGAATTTTGTCTAATATTTTTAAAAACAGATTGCAATTCATCTTCACTAAATCCAATATTTTTATATCTTCTTATATCGGATGGTTTTAATTTTAATTGACCAGTTGCGTGTCTTGCAAGTTTATCAAAAGAAGTAATGGCTGCTAATCTTCTTGAAAAAGTATCTACTGCATGAAAACCAGAAAAGTCTGAGGTAATTCTTGTAGCAACATCTAAAGTTTTTTCTATTTTACCTACTTTAGTTGTCATTCCAGCAAAATCATCTGTTCTATTTATAACAGAATCTATTAACCTATTAGAGCCTGTACCACTAACTAAAGTTTCTATTTCATCTAAAAATTCATTTGTTAATTTTCCATCTTTTGCTCTAGTGATAATACTTTTAAACTCTGGAATATATTTAACAAAACCTCTTATTCCTGCTGTACCAATAACATTTCCTAATTCTGGAATCTGTGCAAAACCAACTTGGTTAAAAACATTTGCATAATTATATTTTCGTATATTTCTTAAAATTGTTGCAAAACCACCCTGAACATCTCTTTCAGTTGGAATACCAATAACATTTTTATAAATTGTTTCTAACGTATCTAGTTCAAATTTTTTTCTTGCTCTACCAACTGTACTTTTATATTTTTTTGTTACTTCTGGAAGATCATAACCAGATCTTATTTGATCTAGTATTTTTGCATATTCATCTTTTGATTTGATTCCAACTCTAGCAAAAGCAACATGACCAGACATTTGATTGATGTAAGAACCAACTAATCCTTCTGTATTATTATCTAACATATCACTAAGTTTTACACTAATATTATTAATAATTTCTTCGTGAGTTTCATCAAAAGATGCTCTTCTTCTAAGTCTTGCAGGGACTTGAGGTGGTTGTGGTTTAAGTAAAACTTTAGCTAAATCTGCAATTTCTCTTTCACTTAAATCTGTGTAATCTTTAATAAGATTTTTTAATTCTGTTTCATCAGTTGTTTTTAATATTCTATCAACTGACAAACCATCACCAAATTTAGATGAGTTTATTATTCTAAATATTTTTGATGCAATCTTTAATCCATCTGCTTCTGATAAATTATCAGATCCTTTCACTAAAGAATTTTTCAAAAAATTAATGACATTTTTTTCACCAATTTTTTCTTGAACATCTTGAATTCTAGATATGGACCATTGCCTAGGAAAATAATTTGGATTGTCTAAAATATCAGCTGCTCCTACAACTCCTGATTCTTTTAAATCATCAAGCATTTTTTTAAACATAACTCTTGTTGCATCTGCTGCTTGATTAACAGTTGTAATACCAATAACCTCACCTCTGATTGCACGAGACACTAAATTAGAAAATTCAATACGATCATTTAAATTATATTTAATTCCATATTTTTTTCCTTTAACTTCGTTCATATATTTTTCAAAAGCAGGTTCATATTTTTTATAAAATTGAATCATTCTTGTTCCTGCATAATTTTGTTTATGAATATCTGCGGTCAAGATTGATCTTGAATAATCAACATTTCCAACCGAGTCCTCTAAAAGTTTTTCAGATGCTGATCTCATATAAGGATTATCAGATCTTCTTAATACAGAAGATTTGTCAATTCTAAATTTTTGATAAGCAACATTAGGTGTTTTGTCTACTCTATCAAAAAAATTATTAAGAAGATTATCAGCTGATATGTTTTCTTTTATATCATCAATCATTTTATTTTCTTGTGTAGTATATCTATTTGTTTTTGTTGGTTTAATTTTTTTTTGTTCTTTTAATAAATCATCTACTTCATCTATGTTTTGATTAATCATTGGACTTTTTTTTGATCCAAAATATTTTTTCCCTTTTTCTGTAATTTTAAAACCTTGTTCTTCTAATGTAGATCTTTCAAATGCTTTTCCTAATTGTTGAGATTTTGAATCAAATTTTTTTAGATCAGGATGACGTGGACCTAAAAATCTTGTTAGTCCACCTGTGACTGTACCTGCCATAAGCATTGCATAACCAATCTCCTCAATATCTCTAGTAGGATCTGAAGCTACTACTGGAGCTGTAATCAAACCACCTTGTCCTGCACCAACTGCACCTCCACGAATATATTTAGAAACTCTTGATGCACGATTTGCATAAATAAAAGGTCTAGCAACACCGAAGGTTACAGCATCTGCCACTAAAGCAAGTGGATCAAGAACTGCTGCACCTACTCTTAAAAAAGTTCCTGTACCACCTAATGTTTTTAATTTTTTATTTGCCTCTTGTGATTGAAGTATTCTAGCTCTAATTTGATAAGCCTGTGCTAACGAACTCGCATTTCTAAATGAAGAATAATATTGAGGATCAATATCTTTTGTAACTGCTTTAAAACTTTCTTCATTAAATTCAAAATCATAGTCAGGCTTTAACTCTAAAGCTGATCCTGCTTTTAATAATGATGGAAGTATTTGTTCTTGTTGTATAGCAAGGTTAATTCCTTCACCTATAGATATTTTTTCTTTTTCTTCTTTTTCTTGTAATATTTTTTGATCTTGAGTGCTAAGATAATCTGTACTTAAAATTAAATCTAAATTAGTTCCTTGAGACATTTAGAATCCTGCACCAGTTTCAGCTTCTTCTTTTCTAATTTTTTGAATACGTTTTTGTTTTTCTATTGCTTTTTCTTGTTCTCTTTTTTTGTATGATTCAAATTGTTCAGTTTGAAACTTACTTAAATCTTTAGGATAAAAAATCATTGGATTATTATCTTTATCAAAAACAGGAGCTGCGTCTAACTTTCTTCTTATTTCAAATTGACCTCCACCATTGTGTCTTAAATAATAATCACCTGCATCTTCATCTTCTGATAATTTTTGTTCTATAATATATTTTTTTAATGTTGGCACAGACTCAACACTACCAATAGATTTAAAGGCTTCTATATCTCTTGTAAGATATGCGTAATCATCTACGACTATAATATTTTTTTTAATATCTTCTACGACTTGATCTTTAGCTTTGTTATCATCAATACCATTAATAATATAAATATTATAAAGTTTTCCCGCATAAGATTTTACATCACCAATATTAGTCGCTTTAATTTGACCAAATTCTTCTTCAATCTCTTCTAATGTTTTTCTTCTTTGTTTACTTGCACCTTTAACTAAATTAGCTTCATAATTAATTTCAAAATCTTTTGCAGCTTTTATTGCTTGAAAATCATTCATGCCTAATATTTTTTTATTAATGATAATATTTTTATAAAATCTTTCTTGTTCATCAGTAGTGTAAACATTTAACCTTCCAGTTTTATCAGCAATTTCTGCTACTTTGACCGCTTCTTTTAATACTTTGGGTACATCAGCATCAGAGTCAAAAGTTGTCGTTGAACCTGTATTAAAACCTGATTCAATTAAATTTTTATAACTAGGTGACACAATTCCATTCCTAGAAAAACCTTGATCTACGAGAGCAAAAGTTGCTTGTGGTGAAAGTTTATTATTTTCTGCTTGTTTAAATAAAACGTTTTCTAAACCTTTTAAAACTTTTTTTTCAGATGTTTTTTTGTATGTTGTATCAATCGTAGAATTTACACCTTTAAGTAAATTACCAACATGAAAATTAGTTTCAGAAGTTTCTGCAACATTACTTTGTAATTTTATTATTTTTTTTTGTAATGTTTCTGAATCAATTTTTGATTTATCAGATTGTTTTATTAATTTTAATGCTGCACCATATTGTTCTCTTGCAATAAGTTTATCTACATCAATCATTAAAGAATCCGTTTCTATTTTTTTTGTTGTTTGTGACAACCAAACTTTTCCAAGATTATGTGTATTTTCATATTCTTTAGCTAATTCAATTCTTTGTTGTTTCTTTTGATTTTTTATTTCTGGATTTTCTGTTATAGAGTATTCATTTGCAAGAGTAGTCTGACCTGTAGAATAAACCTCTTTGCTTTCTCCTTCAAAAGCCTTAAAAGAATTTTTTTTAATATTATAAATATCTTCTGCTTGTTGAGCATCAAGAAGAAGATTTAATCTTTTTTTAACTCTTTTGTTTTTTATTTGAGATAATTGTTGTTTTTTATATTCTCCAAAATCTTTTTTATAACCATCTACTGAACCAAATTCATCTGAATTATTTTTGTATTTATCAATAACCTTTTGAGATTCAGATTTCATTTCATAAAATTTTTTATTGCTTTCTAATTTTTCATTATTATCTCTTTGTTTAATATAATAATCTTCAGCTGCTTTTCCTAATGGTCTTAATGCACCTGCTACTGTTCTAAATGGAGATACTTGTATATTGGTTGTTACTGAACCTGTTTCTGTCGTAGGTCTTGTTTGTGCTGTATATGTAGGTATCTTTGGCATTATCCGTACATCCTCATTAGACTTTCTCCTGCTTTTGCGTATCCTGCTATTTCAGCTTGTCTTGCTTCCATTTTAGCGAGGTCTCCTTGCATACGAGCAAAATTAGCTTTTTCAAGTTCTTGACTTTGTTTTACTTTAGAATTGTAAGCCATAACTTGTTTTTGTATTTCTGATTGTTCAGCATTATATCTTAACACTCTCAAGCCTGATCCAGATAAATCTGCTCCAGATTTTAAAATTGCTGTTGTTGTTTTAGCTTGTAATTGTTCAAAACTTTGTTCAAATCTTGCAATATCAAATTCTAATTGTTCTTCTATTCTATCAGCTTCCTGTTCTTTAACTTTTGCATTTCGCTCTTGAACAGATTGGTTGAATTTCCCAATTGCTTTTGCTTGTCTAGCACCTGCAATATCAAATACATAACTCATTTAAAATATCCTCGCATATCTGTATTGGTGTGAACTATCAAAACCATAGTGTTTCATTAGACCTTCATTTTCTAATCCTAACCACTCTGCAAATCTTATACCTTTATCAAAGTCTGATCTTACAGCGGTCTGAACTCTTTTAATATTATATTTTTTTGCAACTTTGGCAAAATCTTTTTTAATTGCACGAGCAACTGATAATGGATGATTCCAAACATCTTGTGTTGCAATCACCCAACCCTCTGCTACCCCATGCCAGAGCATTTTCATACCAGCAGCAAAGATTGGTTTCTTACCAATGATACCTGTAAAAGATAAATGATCCTCCACTAGGTTCATGGCATCTAATTCAAATTCAGCATCCTTATCCATTAACGCATGGTTCATTTGACATGATAGTATAAATCTTCCATGTTCAGAAGTGTAAGGTACTATATGTAGTGTATTATCCATCATTTGTTTGCAATCTAGGATATAACGATAAAAGAGTTAAAGGTAAAGGTTGAGTTTGTCTTACAAACACAAAACCATCTGTTTCATAGTTACCTCTAAATTCTACTTCCTTATCTCCTGTAAATACTGGTAAAGCATTATCCATATCATTTGCAGATGATCTGAATGGTATGCGTTCCATATTATTTAAATCTGGTCCAACTTCTATTCCAACTGTTTCAAACATTCTTATGGTAATGTCGTATATTCTTTTTGTTTTACCTTGAGATGTTCCATTTTGAGAACCTGCATCTAGTCTCATTGTTGTGAGCAAAGAAGTATAAGCTAATCCTATTTTAACTTCTGTTGCGGAACGATCTAAAGTTACAGATCCAGAACTCACAGTCTTGTCAGGATGTGTTGCACCATTGGTTAATATTGAAACAGTTTGTCCCTCAAGGTGTGATAAACCAGATATACTGGTCGCTGCAGATCCTGAATAAGTTAATTGACTATCTAGAAAATTAAAAGATGTATTATCTGTTTCATCAAAATCAAAAGTGTTTAACACTTCTACATATCTTTTTGTTGATCCATTGATTGTTCTTTTTACAATAACATAGACTTCATACTCTGTATCATCAGTTGGAATCACTGCTACGCTTTCACATACAGCTTTACCTTCATCAGTCTTTGCTAATCTAGTCGCATCATCTAAAGATGTGATTGTTAAAAATCCTGTAGATATTGGTGTTGTTTCTGTAATCGTAACCACATTACTACTCACTGTTGCTGTAAAATTAGAATCAGCATTTATTAATGTTTTTAAATTTGTTGCTGTTTGATTGTTGCTTGTTTCAGTATGAAACTTACCAGATACATCAGTTGTAGAAGATGTAAATGTAACTTGAGTTCCATCTGCTTTTGTTAAAACAATTCTTGTTCCGTTTGCTATGTTTGCATAATCAGTCACTGTAATGGTAGCATTACCAAATCTACCACCAAAGATATGTCTATGCCAAGCTGTAACCTTTTGTTCTCTTTGATAAGTCAGTGCAATAAGTTCACCATCGTTTCTTGTTGCGTACACAATTTGATTAGGTTCTTGTTGATATGCCATTTGAGTTAGTCCACCTTCTGTAACGTGTTCTGCAAGGATCGTCATATCAGGTGCAATATAACCATCTACATCAAAGTTGTAAGCAAGTTCTCTAATCTTTCTTTTTGCACGTTGAAGAAATAAAGTTGCGTTACCAACTGCAATCGCATCTACGTTTGCTGCACCATGATTAGATTGTTTTTTGATAAGTATATTAGTCGGTGTTATTGCAACATCAGTTCCACCTCCACTTACTACAAACTCACCACCTGCTGTACCAATAATTAAAGTTCTTGTCGCAGTCATAAATCTTATGGCATTTACTTGGTTAGATGCAATCGTATAAATAATAGCATCGCTGTCTGCTATTGTTCCTCCAATATTTGCATCCATGTTTTCATAATCACCTGACTTTGAGAAAAAAATAGTTTGAGGTTGTTGAGAAGTTCCTGCAAAAACTAATCGTTGTTCAAAAAAAGTAACGCAAGAAGGATGACCTGTAGTATCTGAGAAAGCTCCTAGCTGCCAATTTGCTGTAGCACTTGCACCTGTAAGAGCTGTGATAATTGTTATGGTTGCGTTTGTTGTGTCTGCAACAGCAGTTATTTTTGCATAGCCTCCATTTAAAAAAACAAATCTTCCAACATCTGTTGCAAGAAAACCTGAACCACTATTGATACCTGTTACTGCAGAAGCAACTAAAGCTATTCCTGTACCCACTGCTGACTGTCCAGGATTTAAAGTTGTTGTTGTTGTGTTAGGATCTTGCATTGGACCTTTTGTAAAATCAACATCTGATAAAGTCCAAGCAGTGTGTGAGGTTCTGGATAATTTTTCTACTTCGTGATTGGGGTGGCAAATATACATGACGTCTGCTGATTGTGCAAACTTTAAATCAAACAACTCAGCTTCTAAATAAGGTGTAGACACTTCAACTGCAGAACCACTATCTAATACTTGTCCTTTGTCTTTGTA